TCAACTCTTGTGTCAGGCAACAGCAAATCCTTCAGGTGCTTCACCGCAAGATCATCCAAATCGTTGTCGGTGCGAGTGACGATCTTCTCCAACATCGCCACAATCAACTCCTTGAATGCTCTGGAACGCCACATCGTCATGACCAGAGGCTTAAGAACTAGAAGCATTGGATTGACCTAGTTACGCTGTAACGGTAGCTCCATCTCGTTATGGCCACCAACCCTGAAGATCAGCACGAGAAAGAAGGCGTTTCAATGGCGGATATCGTCAAGGCTTTGGTCTTGGCTTGGAGCGCCGCCCTCCTCACCGCCTCGTATCTGGGCATCTTTCCCCAGATGAAAATGGACAATACGTTCGTGGCGTCACTCCTGACTGGTGCTATGGCCTCGTTTGGGATTGAACGCAAAAGCAATGGAAACGGCAATAAGAAGCCGACTATTATCGATAACAAAGATTCCAAAACCGGCATCAAATGAACCGCGCTTTTTTGGTATTGGGCATCACATTGCTGGCTGGTTCTCCGGCCAAAGCAGATATGACGCACAAAATCCAATCTTCGATCAGCTTGTCGGTTGGTGGCGCGGTCACAACCGCAGAACGCCTTGGCTCCAGCTTCAGTATCAGTGGGACCAACATTGATACGACTGACGGAACAACGGCTAACACCGTCTCTGCTGGCACCATCACAAGTGGCGTCTACGCACCTGGCACCATCGCTGCAACGCAAGACGTTCCAGGTGATGCGTTCTCCTTCAGCCAGACTTACCGCCAAGCTGATGCCGTTCCAACGTCAGCAGTAACCACAGGCGATGCTGCAAACTTTGGCAGCCTCACATCCACAGCCGCTGGCACGCTTGGTACGCTTGCTGGCACCATCTCATCTGACGGTGGCATGACGGTGACCGGTGGTGGGGCAAACACCTTGGCTGTAGGTCAGCTCGTAACGGAAGTCACCATCAAGTAGATGCGTTGGTTGCTGCTGCTGTTGTTATCCGCTCCAGCAGCTTCTGCTGCGCCTGTCATCCCTAGCTTCACGCAGGGGACCATGACTTCGCATACAGAAACCACCAGTAAAGTCACTGAGACGATCGTCAGCGAAAATTTTTCGACGGGTTTTGAATACAGTGCTAGCGGTGTCAACATTGCTCCAGACGGACCAATCAACCCCGTCTCCAATACAACGGTCAAAGGATGGACATCTTTGGGAGAACGGCCCAACTGGTCAATCGTCAAACCTGGAGAAGCCTTTCAGTTCGTCGAAAACCTGAAGGGGCCAGGGTTGTCGAACATTACGACCATTCAACGAACCACCGAAATAACAAGCGTTACCGATACGGTTTCCTCCTTCTCGGAGTAATGTTCTGCGCTCCAGCAAGCGCTAACGACATTGGCGGAATATCGGCAACTGCAAGCCCCACAGCGACGAGTTCCGGGTCAGTTAGTAATCAGGCCGTGCAGATCCTTCAAGGCTCAGCAATAACTAACACTTATGGCGGCAACATCCAGTGTCAGGGTCCAACTCTGACGGTCACGCCATACCTCAACCGCACCAAATCATGGGGGCTGCCCTACGAATACAGCTATCCAGATCCGGTCTATGACCTCTCTGATCTGGATGACAATGGTCGCTTAGACAATCCAGGCGACGTCCTCTTCTTTAAAGACACACGCACAGGACAAAAGGACAATCACAACTGGAATGTAGGACTCTCTATTCAGGCAACGATTCCGCTAGATGGCAGCCTTCAAGAACGCTGTAAAGCAGCGGTAGATACACAACTTTCGCTCCAGCGGCAGTTGCTTGCCAACAAAAGATTGGATTTTGAGATTTCGAGACTAAAGCATTGTGGCGAACTCAAACTCAAGGGGATTAGGTTTGCCAAAGGATCACCCTATGAGAAAGTCTGCGCCGATGTCCTCATTTATTCGCCAGCGCCCCACACGCACATCATCCCCTCAGCGACCTCTGCAGCGCACGTCGGGCACTAACTCCTTCTGGAACTGGTTGGCGGCCCAAAGCTTTTTGCAGTTTCTTGGCAGCCTTTTTGACGATAGGTCGAATTAACTTCAACAGAAATGGCGTTGCCAAGCCAGCTGATACACCTATGACACTTGAAACCGTCACGGTCGTTGCTTGAGGGATTGTGGGCAGTGCTTCGATGATTTGCTGCGTCATTGGTTTGGCTTCTTCTGTTACTTCAACAGGCTTGGGTTGTGTTGGCAGCTCAATCTTTGGCACTGGTAGTGATGCAGCTGGTGGAGCGGCAGGCTGTGGCTTTGGTGCTGCTAATGGCGGAGGAGCCACTTCTCGTTCAAAATCCATTGACTCAAAATGAGGCATGTCGATCACTGGCACGCCTATCTGTAACGTCACAGGTGGAGCCTTTGGTATGGCGACATGAGGCAGATCAACCACCACGTTGATCTCAGGCACCTCTATCTCCCTAATCTCATCCATGAAGTCAGAACGATTTACAGCAGGTCAACTCTGGATCGAACGTAACCGCAGACGTGAAGGGCCGCCTGTTGTTTACACCGTATTGTGCGGCAAATCTGCCAGACCATTTACCGATCCAAAAGCAATCCTCAAGTTCGTCAAATGGCCGAAAGGCACACCAACTGGTGACGCTCTACGCGAATGGCTTGCGTCGTTTGAGCAGAAAGCTGAGGCACCCGCGCCAGAACTTGATATGGCAAAAATCAAGGCGGAAGGCTTCGGGCCTGAAGCTCATGACGACGATCCAACCGCCAACACTAAAATGGTGACTTGATTGGTACGGCTGGACCCGTAGTTGTCGGCAGTTTTGGCATCGCCTCATCAATCTGACCGGGCAGCATCTCAGTCACATTGCCGCTGATGTCTTCCATCATGTTGGCGGCCATGTCGTCGATCATTCCAGGGATGCGGGCAAAGGCAACGATTGACGCTCCAACAAGCGCCGATGACATCAAAAAGCCCAGGCAGCCGCAAAGATTGAATACTTTTTGCATAGAAAAGATCCGTACAAAAAGCCCCCGCGCAGCTCTTCCAATCTTTACGGGGGCTTCCTGCAGTCCTGTGTGAGAACAATCAGGTTATAGCTCAGAAACTGAACTTGGCACCAGTCTTAAAACCAAGACCAAGTTCATCTCCGGTGCCGAATGAAATCTCACCGTAGAGAGGGCCACCGCTGATACCGGCTTTGCCAGTGAACTCGACTTCGTTCTCACCAGTGTCCGGGAGGACAGCTGCTGGGCCTACCTGGATGTAAGCACCGTTGTCGAAGTCGTATCCGACATGAGTTTCCAGGATTGCGCTGCCCGTTCCAGAATCAAGCCCGGCTGAGACGTTGAGTTCCGGATTGATGTACCACTCGGCTTGAGCAGGAGATGCCAGCACAGCTGCTGAAACGGCGACACCACTCGCAATGAGAAGTTTGAACATGAGAAGCAGAATTACTTACCTTGGCCACGATACTTCTTTCGTCCATGGGACGGTTTTGAATGTGATCCATTCCCTTGACGAGTCTTTTTAGGCTTGCTAGGGACAAAATTCTGTCCGCTAAGTGACTTAGCCATTACTCTTCTTCTTCTTCTTCTTCAAAAACGTATCCAAGCTCGATAGCGCGTGCTTTTGCAGCCGCTTCGTCCGTGAAGTCTTCGACAGTGGGCTGGCCTGTGACGAATGCAGAACCGTCACCAATCTCGATGTAATGCACCGCTCCAGCACCGTGACAGACGTGATAGGTCATGAGTTAAAGGTAATGGTCCAACCCTTGGTGACGAGATTATTGTAAGCGGTGTTTGCTGCTGTGCTCCAAGTTGACTTGGCAGCATTTGTACCACCATTAAGATGTAGAGTAATGTTTTGAGCGCCGTTAGTATCTAAAGAAGTTAAAATGTTTTCAATAGATTGTGCCGTTAATGCACAATTAGCCCAGGTATTACTAAAAGAATTCGATGCAAGAGTTCCCGTAGTATTAAATTGATTGGCAGGGAATGTTGTCAACGAAGTACAATCAAACCATCCATAACCGAGATTAGTTGCACTTGAATAATCTAAAGATGGGAATGATGTAAGTGAAGTACAACCTCTCCAAGCTTGATTAAAGAGAGTCCCGCTAGACGTGTCTATAGAAGGAAACGATGTAAGTGCAGTACAATTCTTCCACGTGAATCTAAAATCTGTTCCACTTGAGGTATTAATCGAAGGGAATGAAGTGAGCCCTGAGCACCCATCCCAAGCATTTTTAAACAAAGTTACAGTTGAAGTATTAATTAAAGGAAATGATGTAAGTCCGCTACAATTAGACCATGCGGCACTTAAGTTATTTGCGCTTGAAAAATCTAGTGCAGGGAATGAAGTAAGTCCAGTACAGCCGTTCCAAGTGAAAAAGAAAAAAGTTCCGCTTGATACATCTAGTGAAGGGAATGATGTAAGGTTGGAAAGGTTATTAAAAGTGCTTTTAAAATTCGTAACGCTAGACGTGTCGATTTTGCCAACCGAAGTTATCGAAGTTGTGTTAGCAAAAGCATCTTCTAAACTGGTTCCCAGTTGACTGCCACCAGTACCGTCAATTTTAGTTAAATTGGTTTGGTAGTCCGGTGCATTTTGATGAGAAGGTCGAAAGGTAGAACCTGATGCTGGTGTAATTTTTATCTTGTAAACACCTGCGGTGGAATAAGTATGATCTTTAGCGTTGGATGTGATACCTGTTTCCGTGGAACCATCGCCCCAATCAACGTCATAATTAACAGTACCAGACGTTTTTATTTGGAACGAAGAAACGGAAGCAGTGGTGTATTCCAAAAACGCAAGTGCGCTGACACCGCCAGAAATGCTTTGGCGCAGTCCATTATTCAGCCCGTTATTAAGGCTGGTACGCAGTCTTACGCCCATAGTTCAAAGTGCTCCAACAACGGTTGCGACAGTAGGCGTTCCACCGCTGAGACTTACAAGACGAAGCCGCACAAACTCAACAGGCGTCCCACTCAGCGAGTAGCCGGTCGTTCCGTTGGCTGTAATCGTTGTATCTTCTGCCTCCTCGTCAAGGTTGAAGAAGTTGGTGTTGTCAAGACTGCCTTCAAAACGCACTACGACGTTCGTTCCAATGCTGCTTACCGTCACCTGGAACGTGATCTCAGATGCTTTTACCTCAACTGAGCTAGTAGTCCCCGCTGCCGTCAAAGACGTCAGGCCGACAGTCGTAAACGGATAAAGGGCCATGACAACGGTGCAGACTCAACACTTCATAGGCGCAATCTAGCAAAGAATCAAATCCCGTCAGTTGAATCCAGGTTTTGGTACTTCAGGGCCAGCCCAGTGAATAAGCCGTGCTGCGGATGGCTTATCTGGTCACGGCCATCGAGAAAAAACAACTCCTCAAGCCATAACGTGCGAGCCATCATGGCCTGCACGTCTTCCGCTCCAGGCTTAGACGCGATCATCGGGTCAGGGCGTTGCATCAAGATCCAGCAGTGATTGCGTTGTTCAGAGGAGTCATGTCCTCAGTCGTCCAAAAGTCTTTAGCGACCATGATTTCTAGGTGCTTGACGTTGCGCGACACCGAGTCCTGCTCCTCAGTGGTGCGGCTGTCCTGAGCCATCAGCCCATTGATTAGGTCAACACTATCCATTGCTGCGGAATAGTGTTGTGCGACTTCTTCAGCTGTTGGCGTGTCAGGCATTTGCTTTGAGCTGTTCCACTTCGGATTTTAGCTCTTGAATTGCTTTGACAAGCATTGGAACAAGTTTTCCGTATGAAGCTTCAAGGCGATTAGGGTTCTCGTCCAATACCAGTCCTAAATACTCTGCGTCTGATTGGAGTTGAGCAGACTGCAGGTCTTGGGCAATAAAGCCAGCGTCATACGTTCCATCCTTGCTATTGCCGTCACGGGTCTGCCATTGAAACTTAACCGGACGAAGTGAATCAATGAAGTCGAGACCCACAGGCAGATCTTCTACGTCGATCTTGTCGCGTCCATCAGAAAGGCTGCTAATTGTTTGCTGGTTACAACGCAAGGAACTGACAAACACGTTGCCAAGGGTTACTTGGTTATCAGAAGTTGCAGAACTTGGTTTCGCGTCATATCCAAGGCTTGTGTTGTTCGAACCAGTAGTCAAATTCTCTGCGGCTTGATAACCCACGGATGTGTTGCCATACCCTGTGGTGGCAAGCTTTGCCGCATTCATTCCCGCGGCATAATTGTTGTATCCCGTTGTTAGCGCAGTAAGGCAACTTGTTCCAATAGCAGTGTTGTTATATCCGGTATTCTGAGCCTTAAGTGCATATCCACCCACAGCGGTTGATGAACTACCAGTTGTATTAGATTTAAGAGCATAATATCCGAGTGCAACATTAGTGGCCCCAGTAGTGTTAAACCGCATCGCATCATCACCCATGGCCGTGTTGCGACTTGCTGTAGTTATTGAGGCAGCAGTATTATTTCCAACAAAAACGTTGTTAGTCCCTGAGGTCAAAGAAGGAGCAACGTTGTAGCCAACAGCCGTATTGGGGCCGTACTCTACATTTTGTAGCGTGGAAGATCCAATAGCAGTATTGTAAAAAGCTCCGGTAGCTGCACCTGACATTGCATTGGTGCCGACTGCGGTATTGTCTGTCCCAGTACTGACAGCACCTAAGGCCGCAGAGCCCACACATGTGTTGTTGTTGCCCGTGGTGATTGCATCACCTGCTTGATAACCAATAGCTGTAAGTGCAGTTGCGCTAGTTGCTGTCTTGCCGGCTTGGTATCCAACGCAAACTACAGAGGCAGTAGCATTTAAGGCAGACTCATAACCAACGGCAGTGACGTAATTACTGGCTGCAAGTCTTGCTGCGCGATATCCAACTGCAGTTGAACCGTTGTGAGTTGTGTTGTTATTCCCTAAAGCAGAAGTACCGATCGCTACGTTTTGATCGCCTGTAGTGTTGTTGCCAAGAGATGAATTACCGTAAGCAATGTTAGAAAATCCAGTAGTATTAGAAGCCAAAGAATATCTACCAAAAGCACAGTTTGCAGGTCCAGTGGTGTTACTTTCTAGAGTGCCGATACCAACGGCTGTATTTTCATTGTCAGAGCTGTCGTCACTATTTAGTGCGTTTTCTCCGATACCAATACTTGCAGACGTGGATGTAGTCGTAAATTTAACGACAGCATCGGATAAATCATCAAGGCTAGACGCTCCACCAGCGCCCACTTCAACGACCGATCCGCCGTCAGTTTTCGTAAAAACACCACCGTCTGTGGTGTTAATCGCAAGTTCACCTACGACAAGATCTGAAGCACCAGGATCAGAGGTGCCACGCTTCTGCTTGATAACATTCGCCATCAGAAAGTTCCGCCGTCAACGGTTGAGCTGTTGGAAAGATAATCCGTGCCAGCAGTTGCAGCAGTAAACGCTCCAGTGCCATTGCCTTTCAAAATGCCAGTCAGCGTTGTCGCGCCTGTGCCGCCATCTGCAACAGCAAGCGTTCCGGTGATGCTTGACGCTCCAAGGTCAACAGCAAGCTCAGTTGACTCAATAACTAAACCGCCATTGGCTTTAGCGTCGATGCTTACGGTTGAACCGCTGACATCAATACCATCACCAGCGGCTACTGCTGCTGCAGCTGCCGCAATACTGATCGAACCACTGCTCTCAGTAATCGTGATGTTGCTGCCAGCAGTAAGCGTTGCAAGCGTGTAACCCGTGCCGTTACCAATCAGCAACTGACCGTTAGATGGTGCAGCAGTTAAACCAGTGCCGCCATAAGCGCGACCAATAGCAGTGCCGTTCCAGGTGCCGGTGGCGATTGTGCCAACAGAAGTAAGGCTGGAGCCAGTAACACCAGAACCAAGAGTGCTAGCACTAAGAACGCTGGTGCCATTGATCTTAAATTCTTTGCCGGAAGCAATGTTGACATGCTCCGAAAAGTCCCAGCTATCAGTGCTGTTGGTCCAAACGATCGTGTGATCAGTTGCGCCTTTCAGCGTAATGCCGCCACCGTCAGCAGTTGTATCTGAAGGGCTACTAACGCTGCCAAGCTCAATGTTTTTGTCGTCAACAGACAAAGTGGTTGAGTTGACCGTTGTGGTCGTTCCGTCGACCGTGAGGTTTCCTGATACCGTCAGGTTATTGCTAAACGTAGTGTTGCCCGACAGCGTTGCGCCGCTTAGGTCAACCGTTCCAGTAAATGTCTTGTTGCCGCTGATCGTTTGATTAGAGGTCAGCGTTGTAAACGCACCGGAGCCTCCGATTGAAATAACCGAACTGGCAGCACCTCCACCGGCATCGCCAAACCCGTAATAGAGAATGTTATCGACCTCTGAGAATGCCGGTTCACTTGGAGCCAAGCTGCTTGGAGCGCCAGACGCACCACCAGATGCACGCTTCTTCAGTCGGATGGTGTTTGCCATGGCTTAAAAATTGCCTCCAAGGACAACGGTGCTAATGGTCCAGGTTGCGTCTGCCTTGTACTCCCCGGATGCCGAGTCGTAATAGACGATGCTCTTGTCCACTTTAGCGGCTTGATTCAACGTAAAACCAGATCCTGCAGGGCCTTCTGGCCCTTGTGGCCCTGCTGTTGTTGCAGTCACCGTTGTCGTGGCTGGGCTTTGAACAACTGTTGAAGTGCCGTTCTCCGTGACGGTCACACTGTTGTTCGTTGTGGTGACGTTGACTGTTGTCATGGTGCGGTGTAACCCTGGCTGACAAAGATCACGCCTTCCAAGTAATACTCGCGAAGACCACTTCCGTTTTCCAGCATCACGTCATACCGCAACTCATCTACAAACGTTGCCGTCTGCGTATCAGTCAGGCTGATCGTGATCTGCCCGTTGGTACGGTTCGTGTAAGCAATGCTGAAATCTGCGTACTTGGTGGTGCGCCCTTCGTTCCAAGCCTGGGCATACGCGGTGTAACCAGTAAGGTCAATCACCGCATCACTACTGTCTTTGAACTGCAGCAACAGGCTGTAATCAGCCCGACGCTGCAGCGTGATGTTGTACGTCCCAGGCTGAACAGTCATGGCAAGCCTCCTGTGGCAAGTCTACTTGAACTGACTAGCCGCACCAGTCAGGACGGCTTAGTCGGCCAAGTCATGGTGTAAGGGAAACCATCTGCTGCAGTGATGTCACGCAATGCAGTCCGATACGTTTTCCACTCCGTTTTCTTTGCGGTGGTCAACGGGCTATCGGCTAAAACAGTCCAGTCAGATTCAGCCAAAAGCTCATCACGCTGCACCCGTACTGATGCAGCCTTCAAGTCAGTAGCCGCCTGAATCTCCTCACTGGTGAGGTCAGTTATTGTCCACGCTTGCTGCCAAGCACCATCGACTAGAACTGGCGCTGCCTCATCAACACGCTGAACCAATGTGTCTACAGACGGTGGCTCAACGTCAGCCACAACAACTGCGCCAAACAAGCTCAGATCTGCGTTTTCTACGCTCGCAGGGAAGCAAGTGTTAGGAAAGCGACGACGGATGTCAGTAGCCCCAACGGGATACTCAGTAATTGATCCGTCAGAAACAAAAGCGAAATTCATGACTAAGAAATAGCTTGGTCTTCAACCAACGATAACCGCGTAATTGACGCAAGAGTAACACTTGTGTCCGATGGTGTAGATGCGCTAGGAGAATTGACAGTTTTGCTGACAGTAGAAACAGAGTAACTTGACGCTACATCGGTAGTCGAAATGCTTGACGCAGTGATTTTGTAATCGCCATACGTTCCAGCAGTTGGACCGTCCTTAGGCAACTTAAATACATAAAGCGCTCCTGCGACCTGACCGCTGTTTGTGGTTGTGGCTCCAGCTATCAAAATATCGTCGTCTTTATCGACTGCAATGCAGTCGTCGCCATCTACAAAAATCATATAACCCCCTGACCCTTCATGCTCAATAGTTCTTTGCCATTGCACAGTGCCAGAAGAATTGAATTTAATGACTACTAATTTTCTATCTGTAGATGTACGATCGTCAGCACAAATAATGACGTTATCACTGCTGTCAATGCAAACGCCAGCCAGATTCATACTTGACGAAGAGCCTATCCTTCTTGCCCAATTCAAGTCGCCATCTGCATCATGCGCTGTTAAAATAGGTCCTTCTCCCGAAACAGGGCTTCCAGTTACAAAACCTGAACTAGAAAAAGGAGCCACGCCAGCGTCACCGCCATAAATAGTAGTGCTTGTACGTGTCATCGCTTTGCTTGCCTGCAAAGTCCCCGATGAGTTGTAAATAACCATGTATAAAGCACGATTACTGCTAATATCGCTGTTCCCAACTTGAACAATGTTGCCGTCACCGAGTATTGCGCAACCAATACCGAAAAAATTAGTTCCAGAAGAACCAAAAAATCTTTGCCATTGGTTTGTCCCGCTACTGTTATGCTTCGCTATAAAAAAATCTCTATTGGTGTTGTCGATAGGGCCTGGCTGTGCCCTGCCAGAAATGTAATTATTGCCGGAAGAATCAACAACTATTCTACTTTCAACACGACCGTCGCCAGAGTCTTTAAACCATGAAATACTGCTTAAGGCTGTATTCATTTTGCCGTATCCATCGCTGTCATCATACCAGTAAATGTCAGACCCATTTACCGTTAAACTTCGAATCCTCGTGCTTCTATCTGAAAGCTCTTTTCGAGCAGTCAAAGCCCCTTCTTCGTCAAATTTTAAGAACAAACTATTGCTACCTGAGTTGTCTGCTTTTCTTACTGATCCACCAACATAGATATTGCCTGAACTATCACTCGAAACGGCCTTAGCAGAAGGCGGACTAATCGTCGCATTGCTTTGTTGCAAGGCATTAATCCAGTATTCACTAGGTCCAGCGGCAACAGCACCAGCAGAGCCTAGGAAAGTAGTTCGGCAGATAAGATCCATTTGCAATCAGGTGGTGTAATCAACAGCAGAGGTGGCACGGAAAGTAGTGCCGCCGTCGTCAGAAAATAGGCAGAAAACGTGTGTCTTGCCTGCCGTTAGGGTTGGTGCCGTAGCAGAAGGAAACTTCACCGATGCCGGGAACGTGATTGTGCGATCACCTGTTACATCAATCTCAAGCGTGAAGCCATAAACCCTGCCGGAGGGGATATTGCTAAACGTAAAAGTTGAATCAGCAGAGATAGCTTTCTTGAAGTGGTTACCAGTTGAGCAATCAATGTCCAGCGCCGAAACAGTGGCAATGTTTGCGGCATACGTTCCAGAAACATCTAGGTCAGTGTTGCTGGCTGCTGTTGCGCCAGTGCCGACCGCCCAGGTTGTTGCATAAGTCACTGCGCCCGTCTGACCGCCAACGCTGCTGACCGCACCAGAAGCCGTTGCAAAGCTCAGCGTTCCAGAGCCATCAGTCTGCAAAACCTGCCCACTGCTGCCGTCAGCACTAGGCAGCGTGAACGTGACGTTGCTGCCAATCGTTGCAGCGCCCTGGAGCGCCACATAGTTGCTGCTGTCAGAGTCAGCAAAACGCACATCTGACTGCGCGTTCATCGTCACATCGCCTGTGAACGTCGCACCAGCAAGCTTTGCTAGGCCCAAATTGGCAGCGGTAACGTCGCCAACCTCAATCCAGGCATTGTTAGCGCCATTTCTGATCTTCAGGATTGCTGGGCTGCTACTGCTATCGACCCAGAGCTGATAAGCGTTGGTGGTACTGGGTGCTGAGCTACCGCTTTGCAGGCTCGACAGTGCAGCCAGGATCGAGTTCAGCTCAGTCCTAAATGCCAGACCGCTTTGGTTGGCAAGTGTGATGTCCGTTGACTGAGCCATCAGGTGATCTCCCGACCGTGACCCACGGCCTGATAATCGAACGTCTTACTCACGATTGTATCGGAGCTGTTCTTGAAGGTCACGGTGAAACCAGTCCTGCTAACGCTCGAAATCTGGAAATAATCACCGCTATCCATATCCTGCGCTGTAATGCCAACGCTTGGCGTTCCATAAAACGCAGCCGGGAACGTAATCGCCTTGGCTGATGTGCCACTACTGATGTTGCGCTCTTGCTCAGTGCGGCGCTGCAGCTTTGTCGTCACACCTAGCTCCTCAATCGCGATGTTCTGTGCTGGATCGCTGGTTGTCGCGTCAACCTTGAACTGGAAACCACGCCCACGCTTCGTACCATTCACAAATGGCTGCCAGTCGCCATAGGTCGGTGAACCACTTGGGTCATCATTCGTGGATCGCACATACATCTCAGCATTGACCAAGCTGATGTCCGTTCCATCGATGTCAACCCAAGTGTCGATGAGGCCGGTACGGCTGTCCCAAAAATCTGTCGGGACAAAAGCTCTAGTTTTCAGTGTTTGCAGCAACTCAAGGTCGTATTTAGCGCCAAGGTCTAGCGTGCTCAAGAATTCATAAGAGCCGCTACTGTTTGTGTCGCCAAAGTTATCTAAATCGACCAGCTCATCAAAATCAGTTACATCATCAATCAAACCATCTGCAGCAAGAATTAAGGCATCTTCAGTTTCGTTGTAAGCCATATTTGTTCCAGTGCCTTGGAACGGTGGTGTGTCATCATCTTCGCGGTACGTTTGAGCAACAAATAAATCTTGCGGCTCAGGTAGGTCAACAACGACACTGGCAGTACCTGTTGACTCGTTGCCCGTTGAGTCAACCGCACGAATAAAATAAGTGCCTTCTACAAGCGGCACAATTTTGCGCGTACTGCTGCCGTTCACAGCAGGAACAATATCGTTGGTTCTCACCCAAGTTGCAGATGCTCCAATAACAGGCGTGTGCCTGATCCGAATCGTTCCACCAATCCGCACATCCAGATCAGTCGATTGCGGCCAATGCAACTCAGCAGTGTGCTGGTCGATCGGCGCAATCGTCAAATCAGGAATCGTTGCTGGTGGGGCAGTCTTGCCGAGAGCGTTAAACGTCAGCTCTGCAATCGGTGAGTTCTTAAATCCAGCACTTTGTCCAAAAACCTCGAACTCATACTTGCCATCCGTTGTGTTCAGAATCTCGTAGTCATTAGCAAACGTTGGGAACTCGTTCGGGTTGCCGTCGTCATAACGCCAACGAACAATGCTGCGAGCTGTATCCGCTCCAGGCTGCCAACTCAAAATAATCTTGGAGAAGACCTGACCGTTGGCCTCATACAGCAGTTCGCTAGCCGTCAGGTTTGTTGGTTCAGCAGCAGGGTTATCAAGCTCCGTAACGTCACGCGCTTGCAAGGGCACATCACGTTCAACGTGGTCATACTTTCCGGTCTCATGAACAAGTGCTGTAACAGCAAATGTTGCATCATCGTTTTCAGTGACGCTGACCACGCGCCAAAGGCTTGGCCGCAACGTGCTGACACCAATAGCAAAAACAGCGTTTGGCTCAGGTGTGCGCTCCAGTGACGTTGGCAGCGTGATGGTGTCGCCAGTCCATTGAGCACTGTTGATGTCACCAACAGACACCTGACGCACCACATCCTGAGTACTGCTGGAGTCGGTGCCAGGGTCATAAACACTCACCGCTACACGCAGCATGATGTTGAAGTCAAACGTGCTAGGCGCACCGTCTGGGAACATCTGATCTTTGGTGCGGTCCACCTTGATCACTTGAGCCGTAGATCCAGGCTTCACACGGCCACCACGGAATCGATTGGCGCGGAAGGGATCTGAGACTTTGATGATCATCCCAGGGCGGACTTTCGTGCCTTCAGCCAAACGTGTGGTGAAGCTGCACATCTCGGTTTCGCGGTTCTCTGAATAGAGAATCCACTCCCCAAGACGACGCGCTTGACCACGTGAAGTGCAGCCGACCGCTTTTACGTTCTTTTTGACGACACCAAACTTCCTGATGGCGTCTTCGTCTTCAACCAGCTCGTAAGCCGTGTCCCGAATATCAAGGTCTAAGTAAGAAACATTGATACAAGTGTGGCGCGTTTTGACGCTGCTGCCGCTGTAGCTGAAACCGTCTTCAGTAACGTTTGACTGCGTAAAAATCAGCTCAGGATCTTGTGGGCGATCCATCGACAACGCAAGATTGCCTGACGACCAGTACGGCTGCGCCCTGAAAATAGACGCCATCTGGTTGATCAGGTCAAACGCTTCTGTCTGCGTTTGGATACTGATGTTGCAAGAGAATCGTGGCTCTTGTCCGCCAAAACCGTCAGGGACAAGAGCTGAACAATACTGCGAGCAATCAAAGAAGTTGAACTTATTCAGGCGTGCTTTTTCGTTGCCTTCAATGTCCTCGTAAAGGATATGGTCGCCAAATCCATAACGACGTGACGTAAGCAGGTCATACAAAATCCACGCTGGATCTGTTGTCCACTTATTTGTCGCAGCAAATGTTCCGTCCCAGGTGTCGGAGTACGTCAGCCGTCCTGTCTCAGCGTCAACAGTGGCGTTGCTTGGAATCTTGA